GTGGACCTACGGGCACACCAGGAGATTTTGTAGCACAAGCAAGAACACTAATCGATTCGAGTGCTGGAAAAGTATCACAACTTATTTTAGTAGACAGCGGTAACTTTTATTTAAATCCACCGACTATGACAATTCACGGTGGTAGTAATAGAGAAAGTAACTATGAAAGAGATGATAACATAGAACAAACTTTATCTAATGGTGTCAAGATTAGAGGTGAAGTATTAAACTACTTACTAGATTCTGATGGTGATTCGGCTAGAGTATTAAGAGTTGGACATGTAGGTGCAGATGATGGTAATTTCCGTGAGTTTGTAGTAAATAGAGACATCATAAATACTAGTAAGGCATTCACTACAGGGCTTGAAGTAGTAGGAGTTGATCAAGAAAATCGTATGTCAGAGAACGAACAAAATGAATTCTTCACAACATCTGATATTGATGAATTCTTAAACTTTAGTGAAGACAACCCGTTTGGTGATCCGGAGAATCAATAATGTTTGGCGGATATTTTTATCACGAAAGAATTAGAAAATCAGTTGCTGTATTCGGCAGACTGTTTAATAACCTATACGTGGTAAGAAAAGATGCATCAGGTGGTGTATTGAATCAAATGAAAGTTCCTTTGTCTTATGCACCAAAAAATAAATTTTTAGATAGAATTAGAGAAAATCCAAGTTTAATAGATGACACTAGAGTAGCAGTTAAGTTACCACGAATGTCTTTTGAAATTACAGACATTTCTTATGATTTAACTCGGCAACTCACTAAGGTAAGTAACTTCAACACTGTTGGTGTTACCAGAGAAACTAGAAGCAAATTCTTTTCACCTGTACCTTATAGTCTTGGTTTCCAATTAAATATATTTGCTAAGAGTCAAGATGACGCCTTACAGATAGTTGAGCAAATTCTGCCAACATTTAATCCTCAATATACTATATCGATATTTCCTTTCAAAGATATATTTCCTACCTTTGTAGAGGACGTACCAATCGTTATAACTAGTGTTTCATTTTCTGATGACTTTGAAGGCCAATTAGAAACACGTAGAACTATAATATATACATTAACATTTGAAATGAAAGTTCAATTTTATGGAAACATAGAGAATAAAAATATTATTCGTAAGTCACAGGCAAACGTATTCGAATCTAAGGCAGGTTTGGGTGGTGATTCAGACATATACTTAGAAAGAGTAACAATCACACCTAATCCTCTAACAGCGATAGGTATGCCTGATAGTGACTTTGGTTTTACCGAAGAAATTAAACTAGGAGTGGATAGCGCATAATGCCAACGTTCGTATACATGACAGCCTGTGACGGCTGCGGACACTGTGTAGATATTTGTCCATCAGACATAATGCACATTGATCCTGTCACAAGAAGAGCAGTAAACATAGAACCAAACTTTTGCTGGGAGTGTTATAGCTGTGTAAAAGCATGCCCGCAAAATGCCATCGATGATAGAGGTTATTCAGACTTTGCGCCTATGGGACACAAAGTCAGAGTATTAAGAGAACCTGAAAAAGGTGTTATCAGCTGGCGTCTAAAATTTAGAGACGGAAGAGAAAAGAACTTTGAATCGCCTATAAGAACAACGCCATGGGGAAGTATACCTGGACCAGCAGAATATGATATGCCTGACGATACTATGCGTGATAGTCAAAAGCTTGCACACGAACCTGATTATTTAAAAGCAGGTGAACTAAGAACTATCACAAGAGATCAATTTAAAAAATGGGAGGATATGCATGCCGCCGCGTAATCATAGTCAATGGTTGAAAAAACCTAAGGTAGAACACATTAGTAGTGACATCTATTCGTCTTTCGAAATATATAGGCAAGAACAAGATATGATCTTTTCAAAAGTGTGGATACCAATGTGTCATATCAGCGAGATGCGTGATATAGGGAACTTTCGTACTACAAAAATTGCTGGCGTAAATGTAATAGCAGTAAATGACTATGAGCGTGTACGTGCGTTTAGAGATCACCCTATTGAGCAAGTGGCAGGTACTTTATCTTGCCCATATGAAGGTGAAGAATTGTATTGTGAAGTAAAGCATGGTGGTATGGTGTGGGTAACTTTAAATCCTAACCCAGACATGAACGTAGAACAATGGACGGCTGGAGCTTTTGATTGCATAGCCGATGCCATTGATGCTGAAGAGATGGAAGTATTTCACTATCACAAAGCAGTGATAGACACAAACTATAAGTTGTGGCATGATACAAACAGTGAGTTCTACCACGACTTTATGCATTATTTTAACAGAGTATCAGGATTCAACGATGAGTATTTCGCTAGAAAAAATATTCCTTTTGATAATGGTCATGTTAACGTCAGCAGCTTTACTGTTAACTATGAAGAGTATGACGGATTTGAAGATCGCGGGGAACTATCTTTTCCCAATCTGCCGCCCAACCAGTGGTACATGGTCGACCTCTTCCCAGGCTTTAACTTCAACCTTCGTGGTAGCGCCTATCGTTCAGATGCAGTGACACCACTAGGTCCAAATAAAGTATTAATTGAGTTCCGTGGTTACGGTCTTAGAAAAGATACACCACAAGAAAGACAAACAAGAATCAAACATCATAACTCTATATGGGGTCCATTCGGACGTAACTTACACGAAGATCTAATAGGAGTTGCTGGTCAAGGTACTACTATGAGAGAAGGTACTGAAAGTCGTAACATTCTACATGGCCGACATGAAAATAGTACGATTCACGATGAGGTAGGTATGCGACATTACTATGCAGAATGGGGTAAATTCCTTGAAAGAGATCCGGCTTCTACATATAGAGAGGCTGCTTGACGAATAAATAGTATAAACTAGGAAAAAGCTGATGTCAATAGTTAGAGATATTTCTTCTATATTAAGCAAAACGTCAAGAAATACTGTTGGAAATCCAGCGTTGGGAGATTTTTTTAAAACTTTCAATAGATCTGGTGATTTAGCGGTGACAACTGGCACGCAAAGGTTTTACTTGGTAGCACCGAGTGAGTTAAAAAATGTTGAGGCATACGTAAAAACTGCCCCTGTAGGTGCTGATGCCACATTTGCTATAATAAAAAATGGAAGTAGCACTATAAAGACAGTGACTATATCAGCTGGAAACACGAGTAGTGGCGATAACTTGTCAGAAATTGCTTTGGCTGAAGGTGATTTTTTAACAGTAAATATCACACAGGTAGGATCATCGACAGCTGGTGCAGACCTGTATATAAATCTATCATTCAATAAGGGTTAAAAGATGTACGCAAAATTTAGATTTTTAAATAGTACTACATCAGGTGAAAGGAATAAAGTACTCGTACAAGCTATTACCGATTGCTTTGATGGTGTAGGTCCTTCTAATCTTGGCGGCTACGCTGGAATCGATTCTGATCGCAGTTTTTTTTATAGTAAAGATAGTTCACATTGGACATTTGCTGGTAAGGGCGGTGCACAATCTCTAGGTAGTGATTCAATTAATTGGGATCTTAGCGCTGCAACTGGATCAGCTTATACTCTTAAATGTAAATATGATACTGGCCACACTGCATATTGTGATGTAAGACTTCGCGGCAATGTAACTAATTCAGGCATATACGGCGGTGCAGGTAACGCGCCTTCAACACTTGTAGTTAGGAATCGCTTTGGTACGTCTATAGAAGATATGCAATATGGTAATACGTCAGAAACAAATCCAGAAGATGCTGACAATCGCGGTATGGGAGTTGCTCATAGTTTAAATAGAGAAATACATGTGATGGCTGATCAGACAAAACTTGTGTTGGCAGGTTCTGATCAATATACTGCTGATCAAAGACAACTATGCATGGTGTATCAATTTCATCAAACGACTGCAATGAAATATAGAGACAAAGTCAACAATCATGCAAGTCTAGTAGATGATACGTCTGACAGTAATGTACCAGTTTGTGCACATTTTTTGACAAATGGCGCCGGTGTTCTTTCTGCTAATGATCTCGTCTACAGAGATGGAGCTGCTTATAATGCCTCTTGGGATAATACAACTAATAAAGCTCCTATTGTTATGTTTCCTGGCAATATTTACAATGAAAGAAATGGTGATAAATTAAGAAATTTTGGTTTCACCTCTGATACTAACTATGCAATGACCGTTGGAGGCGCTACTGCAGATGATAATGCAACTCAAACACCTACTGCTGCTCCAACACTAAATCCTTTCAGTGGTTACTACGCTCAAGATCAATCACACCGAGGTTTCTATCACCCTACAGAATGGGGTGGTGCTGCTGAGGCTGATCAGGAAAGATATGATGCCATAAATGGTGAGGCTTATGATATAGATTCAAATGGTAATAAAGCAATTAGATTGATACCAATTTACATGGACTTTCATAGTCTTGGTGGTGATGAAATCAATATGTCAGACAAATCTGGTATATACAGAACTGTTGCAAATGCTGGATTCTTTGGCGATAGCGCAAATATTGGAGGAATAACATATCAATATTTCCCACTTAGTTCTGTAAATGCTATGATGATTAGGAGAGACTAATGGCTAGCGGCGGGTTAGTTGATCTTGCTTTTGCATTAGTAGGTAGTATAGATTCAAGCTATTATGGAGTCACTAGATTAGACTCGGCTGATACAACACTTACACTTAACAATGATACTGATATAAAATCATACACGGTTACCGCCTCTGCACAGCAAGCCAGCCTCAGTGGAGGCGGAGGTGATGGTGGTGATACCATTGTTGAAAGATGGTTTTAGTACTAATGAGTGAAGAAAAAAATATAAAAACAGATTATGATTATTCTAGGCAAACTTACTACGATCTTATTGAAAAAGGTCGCGAAGGTCTAGAAGATATGATGGAAGTTGCTCGTTCTTCCGAACACCCACGTGCATACGAAGTCTTGTCAGGTATGATTAAGAATATTTCTGATGTTAACGATAAATTGATGGATCTAAATAAGAAACAAAAAGATATAAACAAAGAAGAAGTAAAGCAAGTAGGTAATACTACTAACAACGTGTTTCTTGGATCAACTGCAGACTTACAGAAACTGCTGCAACAGGATGAAAACATAATCGATGTTACACCAGACAGAGAGCTATCTCGGAAATCCTAATGTAAAGCGCGACGGTGTAATACAACCTTGGACTGATGAATTAGTTCGAGAGTATGCAAAGTGTATGAAGTCACCGTCATACTTTGCACGAAAGTATTGTAAGATTATTTCTTTGGATCAGGGCCTAGTACCCTTTGACTTGTATCCTTATCAAGAAAAAATGTTCGAGGCTTTCAGTGAACATAGGTTCAATATTGTATTGGCTTGCAGACAGTCAGGCAAATCAATATCAGCTTGCGCATACCTACTATGGTTCGCTCTCTTCAACTCAGAAAAAACAGTTGCGGTTCTTGCGAATAAAGGGGCAACTGCCAGGGAAATGTTATCTCGCATTACGCTCATGCTTGAAAACATTCCGTTCTTTCTTCAGCCGGGTACGAAAGCTCTTAATAAAGGTTCTATTGAGTTCAGTAATAATTCCCGTGTACTTGCCGCTGCTACTAGCGGGTCTTCTATCCGTGGCTTATCTGTTAATTTACTTTATTTAGATGAGTTTGCTTTTGTAGAAAGAGCAGCTGAATTTT